CTACATGGGGTCATTGCAGAAGAAATTAAAATAGCAATGTTAAGAGATTTAAAAGAAGAAATTCCTTCTTTCTTTTATGAAAGAAGATTGCCAAGTGGCAAAAAGAAGATGATTGTAACACTTTCGGATTTACATATAGGTGCTGTAATTGATAATGTAATGGGCAATTCATACAATTATGAAATTGCTAAAAAGAGGTCAGAATTATTTTTTAATAAAGTGGTAGAACAAGCAATAATGTTAAACATTACGGACATTGACGTTGTTCTATTGGGAGATGCAACTGAACACGTTCAAATGCGTAAAACCCAAAGTTTTGATTCGGAGTTTCCTCTAGCAGTACAGATTGTAAAAGCCTATGAGTTAATTAGAGATTTTGTAGTAAATCTTACTAAAGAATTTAATGTCACATATCGTGGCATAAGTGGAAACCATGACAGAATGGAAGGTAAGAAAGAAGATAATATAGATGGAGATTCTACTATTTATGTAATCAATTACATGATGAAAGAATTTGTAGAAAGAGAAAAGTCAGACAGATTAGTATATGTCGAAGCGGACAGTATACTTTATAGCACAGTTATTGATGTGAACAATGTGAAATTAAAGTTTGTTCATGGAGATAATGAAGGTGGCAAAAATATTTTAGCAAGACATGAGCATATGGATAGTAAAATCTATAATGCTGTTGTCATGGGTCACTTACATCATTTTGCTGTAACTGAAGTAGGAGACAATAAGTTTGAAATCTATATGGGTACATTACAAGGTACAAATAATTATGCTAAGAAATGTAAATTCAATAGTGGTGCTGGTCAAGGCATTATCATCATCCATGAAGATGGAGAGATAGAGCCAAAGAATATAAGATTACAAGTCAGCTAATGTAATCAGACACTCGCATTAACTGACTTTGGGAAAAAGGTGATGTGAATGTCTGAACAAAAAAAGATTTGTAATAACTGTGGAAGGAATTTGATGGCAAGTAATAACTACTATCAAAGTGCAAGTAAACTTTTTAGTGATGGCAGAGTTCCTTTATGTAAAAAATGTATTAAAGAAATGATGCCAGAAGACGACATAGACAAAGTACAGTCCACACTTAGAATGATTGACAAACCATTTTTAATTGATATTTGGAATTCTTCATTAGCAAGTGAAGCAGATACAGTCGGAACTTATATGAAGAATATAAATTCGCTTCCACAATACAAACACTACACATGGGATGATAGTGTGTTGTACGAAAAAGAAAGAAATAAAACCGTTAATGTAGAAAAGCCTAATAATAGTCAAAAAACTTCAACGAATGATATAGATTCCGTTGATACAGAGCATGGAACTATTACAGTTACAAAAGAATTGAAAAGTAAGTGGGGCAATTACACTAACAGAGAAATCATTGAAATGGAAAAAATGTATAAGGACATGGAGTTATCAAATGATATTTCCACTCCACAGCATAAAAAACAATTGCAATTCTATTGTAAATTAACATTGTTGATGGACAAGTCCTTAGACGAAGGTGATTTTGCTGGTTATGAAAAACTTTCAAGACAGTTTGATACACTTTCTAAATCATCTGGTTTCAGACCTGTTGATAGAAAAGATGGAAGTGAAGCAAGTGGTATTAGAAGTTTTAGCCAAATATATGCTGAAATCGAAAAAGATGGTTGGATTGAACCATATCCTATTACCGAAGCACAAGATATTGTTGATAGAACAATCATGTACATGGAAAACTATCAGCACAAACTGTACAATATGGAACAATTATATGAGCCACCACAAGATACACCAAAAGTAAATGATGGTGATACAAATGGCTGAAATTAAATCTTTTGATAATTTAAAACCAGAATTTAGAGAGATGGCTTCTTATTTTAGAGCCTATCCAGATAGGTTTTTAGATTATATATCTGACCCAGATTCAAACTTCAAATTGTTCTTTTACCAAAGAATAATGATAAGGGTCTTGTTTCGTTATAGATACGTTTATTTTACTCTTACAAGGGGTAGTGCTAAATCGTTTACACAGATATTAGCAATGTTTTTAAAATGTATCATGTACCCTAGAGGTGAGTATTTTATAACAGCCCCACGCAAAGAACAAGCATCAAAGATTACTGCTGATAACTTTGATAAAATTCTTACATTCTTCCCTATTTTAAAAAATGAAGTAGATTGGAAGAAATCTCGATTTGAGAAAGACTTTACGAGAATCGTAACAAAAAACGGTTCCAAAATGGAAGTTGTTTCAGCTTCAAATGCCAGTCGTGGTGGCAGGAATCATGGCGGTAGCGTAGAGGAGATTGTTGACGAAGCCTTAAAAAGAGATATGTTACAAGATGTTATCCTTCCACGTATGGCAAATGACCGAATGGCTATGTGTGGTGGAGTAGACCCAAATGAACCCCATAAATACCAATGGTTTATAAACAAAATTGAAATATAGAAAGGTTGTAAAGATATGAAAGATATGCTTGTCACTAGAAAACATGTTATTTATTGTATCGAAAATACTGTTAATAATATGAAGTATATTGGATTATCTTGCAATTTTGAGCGAAGAAAAACTAGACATTTTTCAGAATTAAGAAATAATAAACATATAAATCAATACTTACAAAGGGCATATAACAAATATGGTGAACAGAACTTTATAATTTATATATTATACGAAGGGTATTGTACAAGGGAAGAGATTGGCAATTTGGAAAATTATTACATTAAAAAATTCAATTCATTTGAATGTGGATACAATCAAAACGAAGGTGGTTTCGACCATAATGGATTTGTAACCAAATTTTCCAAAGAAGACGTTTTTACAATATTAAGTGTTTTGGAGTTTGCTAAAAACAAAGGTCATTTTTTAGCAAATCATTTTAAAACATCACCGACAACAATTAATAGAATGAAGAATAAAAACAGCCATGAAGCCTATCATGAAGAGTACCACTCTTTGAAGAAAAAGGACAGAAAATCTATATTTGAAGATTTCTGCAATAAAATAGGGGAAAGGTTAGATATGGTTGGAAAATCGTGTCCGACTTTAAAAAAGTTAAAAGAAGAAGATGTTATGTTAGTCCTTAGTGTTTTTGAGTTTGATAGAAGAAAGAATAGTTTAATGGCTAAAAAGCTAAATGTAGCAAATGCGACTATTGCAAATATCAAAACCACAAATACATATAAAGAAACAATAGATAAATATAACAAAATGTCTATGGAAGAAAGAATGTCTAAGTATCATGAAGCAATAGAATTTTTCAATTTTAATGTAACCTCATGCAGAAATGCGTGTTGAAAACTCCTTGAAATGCTGGAAACTCCTTAAGACTTATCAGCTACAACGCAGAGATGAAATAGGCTCAATCGTGAACGCTAGAAAATGATAAGTATTGGACAATCAGCAGGGAAGTCTTGAATAGAGAAACCCTCAACGACTATGACCTTACCAGTCAGTACACTACAAGCGTAGTGGAAGTGGGGAGCATCTTAACGTGAAGACGAAAGATGAAGATATAGTCTAATCTTACATGAAAGTGTAAGCAGTTTCTAAAGAAACGGACTTAACGTAGCGAGTTAAGTTGAATGTAAATGAACCACAGCAGGGACTAAGCAAAGTTTTGCATACGAAAAACTCCAAGAGGTAGTTTGGAGAATGAAAAACAAAGAGTCAGCGTTTGTTTTAGGCTCTTCATATGAATTACCAACAATGTATGGACAGCTAGACATTGATTTTATCAATGAAATTAAAGAAAGTCCAGCTACAAATCCACTTGGCTTTGCAAGGGAGTATCAATCAGTTTGGACTGGTAGTTCCGAAAATTCATTAGTTGCATTAAATGACTTTTTAGAATGTCGTGTTTTAAAAGTGCCAGAGTGGAGAGCAGAAGATAAAGACAAACATGTTTCATATGTACTAAGTTATGACGTAGCAAGGGCAGAAGGTTCGGCAAATGCGAGTTGTGCATTAATGGTAATAAAATTGATTGACAGAGGTGACGGAACATTCCAAAAACACCTTGTTAATATATTTACTTTTGAAGGAACACACTTCAGAGACCAAGCATTATTCTTGAAGCAAAAAGTAAAAGACTATAATGCTAGAATCTTAGTAATAGATATAAATGGTTTAGGTCGTGGATTAGTTGACTATTTAGTTACTGAAATAGATGAAAACCCAGCTTATGAGGTTGTAAATGATGATAGATTTGATAAGTACAAAACTGATAACAGTATTCCAATGATATTTGGAGTTTCTTCTCAATCTAAAAATACAAAAGCAACAGATATTCATAACGTTTTCATGGCGACAATCGCTAACAAAGATATTAAAATGTTAATTTCTGAATCACAAGCCAAATCACTTCAAAAGTATAAGAAAATAAAAGATGAAGAGCAGAAAGCTGAAGAGTTATTGCCATTCACATACACCGACTTTTTACAAGAGGAAGTTATGAACCTAGAGTATGAACAAAGTGGAAATAGTACAAAAGTAAAGCAAATAAGTCGGTCAATCCAAAAGGATAAATTTAGTGCATTAGAATATGGAATCTATTACATTTATACATTGGAGCAAAAAAATAAAATTAGAAGAAGTGAAAATGTAGACGTTTCACAATTCTTTTTAGCGAAAAAGGCAAGTGCATTTTATTCTCGTTAAAGTGGGGTGATATAATTGAAAAACGAAACGTTTGTTAGGGAATCAATACCGTTGGATTTCGCTCAAATTTCTGGAATGATAATTAAAGACTTGAATGACACGAGTAGTGGACAGCAACTAACTAAAAGCTACACATCTTCAAATATTTCTCAATATTTAAGTAATCCGTCAAGATATGCGAAAGAGTTAGCTGGCATGAGTACAGCTTTATATAATGCCAGTCCTCATTACAAAAGACTGATAAACTATTTTGCTAATATGCCATGCTTAGACTATGTAATAGAACCTTATGGAATTGATTTTTCTAAATCAATAAATGAAAAATCATTTAGAAATTCTTACCAAAAGGCAGTAGACCTAGTTGAGTTAATGAATATCAAACATGAATTTAAAAAGGTCATGAAAACAGCTTGGATTCGTGATACTTTTTATGGATATGAGTTTCAAACAAAAGACTCATATTTCATTAAAGAATTGCCGAATGAGTATTGCAAAGTAAGCAGTATTGAAGATGGTGTTTACAATATTGGTTTTAATTTCCAGTATTTTGACAGAAATCCTTCACAATTAAATTTCTATCCTAAAGAATTTAAAAGTATGTATAACAAATGGAAAAATGGTTCTCAAAAACAATGGCAAGAGTTAGATACTAATAAGACGGTAGTCATTAAAGTAAATGAGGACATGGTTGACGATTTACCACCATTTGTTGGTGTATTTAAAAGTATTTACGACATTGAAGATTACAAAGCGTTAAAGTTGGCTAGCACAACAATGAATAACTATAAATTCATTGTTCAGAAGATTCCGATTCGTGATAAATCAGAAAGAAATAATGATTTTCTAATTGATTTAAATAACGTAACAATGTTCCATAATAAGACATCTGCAACAATACCAGACGGTATTGGTCTGATTACAACACCTTTTGAAGTTGAAACGATTAACTTCTCAAAAGATAAATCAGAATCAGATAATGTTCAAGAAGCAGAAAGAGAGTTCTATGCGAGTGCTGGAACCAGTTCATTCTTGTTCAATAACAATAGTTCATCTTCATCTAGTTTATCTAAATCTATTTTGGTTGATGAAGCAGAAGTATTTACTTTATTGCGACAAATTGAACGATATATTAACCGAAAAATTAAAAGAGAGGTTAAAGGAACGTTCAAATTTAGAATTAAAATCTTAAATACTACTGTACAAAATAGAGATTCTGTAATTGAAAAATACTTGCAATCAGCACAATATGGATTGCCAGTTAAATTAATGTTAGGTTCTGCTTTAGGACTATCACCAAGTTCCATGACAAGCATGGCTTATTTAGAAAATGTAATTCTGGACTTAACTAATCAGTTAGTTCCTCTTTCTTCTTCACATACACAATCTGGCACAAAAGATGTGACAGATAAAGGTGGAAGACCACAGTCGAAGGAAGATAGTTTGTCAGAAAAAGGCGAACAGCAAAGAGATAGAGGAGATAACGCAAATAGAGAAGAATAGAAAATTACATTATTCTAAGGAGGTGTTTATTATGGAAAATGAAAAGCTAAGAGTACCATTGAATTTTGAAATCGTAGATTCATATGATGATAGATTCCTTAAGGTAAAAATTAAACTTATGCACTTAGGAGAAAACCTAAATGGAAGTTACTTTAGCAAAGAAGCTGTTGAAAAGGCATCCCCAACACTAGCTAATACTCCAATTTTAGGCTTTATATCTCCATTAGACCAATACGACCCAGATAGCATTAATGAATTTAATGGTCATGAAATGCACTTGGAGAAGAAAGATGGCGAATACAAAATGGTCTATGATGGACAAGCCTACGGTGTAATACCAGAAAGTTGCAATCCTAGATTTGAACTAGAAGGTGAAAAGGTATATCTAGTAGTTGATGGTATCATGTGGACTAAATTTAGTGAAGCAACAGAAATCATAGAGAGAAATGGTGAAAATGCACAATCTATGGAACTAGATAAAGATTATGATGGCTTCTTCAGAAAAGAAGATGGACTATTTGAGTTCACAGATTTTAAATTCTATGGTGCTTGTATTTTAGGAGATACAAGAGGTATTCAACCAGCTATGACTGGTGCTTCGGTAGCACAAGTATTCTCTCTTGATAAAGTTAGAGATAAGATTGCTACTAAACTAGAAGAATTTTACTCTTCATATAGCTTAAATGACTCTAAGGAGGTGGGTAATATGACATTGGAAGAACTATTAGCTAAGTATTCTGTAACAAATGAACAATTACAAGAAAAAGGCATTGTTGCAGAAGAATTTTCAATTGAAGAACTTGAAGCAAAGATTCAAGAGGTATTCGCCCAAGAAACAGAAGTTGAAACAGAAGTTGAAACAGAAGTCGAATTGGAAGTTGAATTGGAAGTTGACGGTCAAGAAAATCCAGAGGGTGAAAATTTTAATTCTGATGAAAGCCTAGATGGGTCTGTCGAGCCACAGGAGGGCGAGGTAGAGTCGGAAGAAACTTTCGAGGACAATAACACCCTAGAGGAAGAAAACGTCACAGAAAGCGAATTTGAAGCGTCTGAAGGCGAACAAGAAAAAGTGGTTCGAGAGTTCGCTCTTTCACACACAGATGTTCGAGTTACATTATGGAATCAATTAGATTCTTATGTAACAGAAAAAGGACTTGGAGAAAAATATGCTTTCTGGATTGCAGATGTGTTTGATGACCATATGATTATCGAACATACAGAAAATCGCAATTTCTTCAAAGTTTGCTATACCAAAGAAAATGACAAAATTCAACTAGGAGATTATGTTGAAGTTTACGCACAGTTCTTAACAGTAGAAGAAAAAGGTGCTTTAGAACTTATGCGTAGCAATTATGAAACTCTTGAAGTTGAAGTTGGTCAGCTTAAAGAGTACAAAGCAAAAGTTGAAAAGGCTTCACATGAAGCAAAAGCAGAAAGTCTATTCTCTCAATTCGGTTTAAGTGATGACGAAATCTCTACTTTAAAAGAGAACGTTCATAACTTTACAATTGATGAGTTAGAAGAAAAACTATTCGCACTAGTCGGTAGAAAAAACTTCTCTGCTAAGATTGAAAGACCTAATAAGGTTGCTGTTTCAATCGAAGACAAAGGAAATGTTAGCGAGAAATCATATATGCAAATTTTCGCTAAATATGGTTTAAAATAATAAATTTCATTTACTTACTTAAAGGAGGAATCATTTTATGGCAATTGTACGCTTAGATAAAGTTGCTGGACACCATTTAGAATCTATTCAATCTACAGAGGTTCTAAAAAATGGTTATTTTGTAGAATTAGGAGATTTAACTGACGAAGGACTTCGCAAAGTTACTAAACCAACTGATGTTTCAGGAAAAGTTATTGTATTACACGCTTCTCCAGAAGTTGACCCAGACCCACGTAAAGCTGGTTTAAAACATTTTGAAGTTGAAGCTGGTAAAGCTGGTCGTGCTTACCACTTAGTTAAAGGAGATATTATCACATTAACAAAAGATGCGTTTGCTTCTACACCATCTGTTAAATCTATCGTAGCACCACAAACTGGAGCTTACACTCTTAAAACTATTTCAGGGCAAGAAGCTCTTCAATTACAAGTGCTTCAAAAAACTACTTTAGGATATGAAGGAACAGAGGCATACGTACTTCAAGTTGTTAAAGCCTAACAAATACTAAAATAAATATAAGTGGAAACACACAAGGAGGAATTTTGAATGAATGATGTAGCAAAAATGGCTATTGACTTATATCGTGGACAAATTACTGAATTTAGCAAAGAAAAATCAATGGAAGTTTTACGTCAAGAACTTATCAATTTAAATGGCGGTTCTGATAAAATCACGCCTAAATCTTTCCGTAAACACCCAGAATTATTCGAGGTTTTAGAAGAAGCATTAGACGTATTAATCGTTGAAGGTCTTACTAACCAATTCGATGAATTCGTAGAAACTGTTGTATTAGATTGGGGCGACACTAAAGTATTTACTGTTGCTGAAAATCGTTTATTTGACGTAGCAATCGTGTCTGATGGTAACTCTGATATTCGTAGAGACCGTTTAGATAGC